TTAGTAGTTGCAGAAGTGTTAGAATTGTAGATAACGGCAGCTTGTGCTGAAATTGTAGCACTTGTAAAACTTAAGTCAGCGAAATCAATAAATGCTGTTGCACCTGTAGCTGCAGCACCTGAGTTGGTTAATGCTCCACCACCTGCAGCATAAGAACCTGAAGCACTAACTTCATTACCGGTACCATATGCAGTAGTAGTAGCATCTAAAGATGCAGAATTTGTGTACAAAGCAAGTTTGAATGCGTCTCCACCAGATGAACGAAAATCATGTTCGCCCTGTAATAGTTCAACTTTAAAGCTATTGCAGACTGCTTGTGTAATTGCCATCTTTACTTACCTCCTGGAGCCACTGATTGTAACGGCACACGCAGGACTCCGTCTGCGTATTCGTCTCTTCGTTTCCTGCCCATCTGTGTAACAGATAAACCTTGTACAGCTTGACTGTATTTCTGTTCGTATAATTGCACAAATGTAGGATTTTTCAAGTATGAAAAGGCTTCAGCACATACACCATATATAAGAATTTCAGGTGCATTAGTAGAAAGAAAAGTTGTGGTATTTGTGCTTGATAATCTGTCAGGTGTTTTATTATACCAAAGCTCTACTGTGTATGCAGCATCAGGTGTAGGTGCAAATATGAGAGTATTTTGATCCCAGTTTGCATAGTAAATAGGTTTACCTGTGTTGTTAATCCTATCTACATTGTATTCATCGATAAAAGTTGTATCTCTTTGTTCTGCCCAAATACGATCTTTTGTTGTGTTATCAACAATTTGAACACCTCTTTCTAAATCAAAGTCATCAGGTAATGTTATAAAAGGGCTTCCAATTGTAAAGCTAGATGTAGCGAATTTTCTAAAAGCATCAAGGTCTAGTTGTTTTTGTACTTTATTTTCAGTGTTAATAATAAAAACATTTAAAATAGCGTCTGTCAAAACGTCAGATCCTACCTCTGTATAGTTTCTAACATTGCTAAGAAGTTCAGTATAATTCATGATATGCTCACATTGACATTACCAACTTTAGTAGAAATTATCAACTTTTTGATTTCTACAGATGGCTGCATTCCATTTGATTCAAATATACTATCACCGGGTGCTCCGACAAAAACTGTGACTGGTTCTTTTCTAGCTGGTCTTGGATCTTGTAAAGCAACCGCATCTGCAGCGTGATATGGTGGATCTAATTGTGGGTGTTTAGGATCAAAACATTCAGGACATGTAAATAAACCATTCCATTCTTGTTTTAATTCAAGATACTGATATTGCTGTCCACATCTATCGCAGATAGCTATTGCAAATTTGCCGTTTGCAAAAGTCATTTTACCCTACATAAAAGTCACGAGGCACAATATGCACTGAGGTAGACTGACTATCTTCTGTAAGTGCTCTTTGTAATTCTGCTTCGTATCTTCTTTCTAATTCTTGTGATCGTTCAGGTGCCACTTCTTGTGATGTGTAATAAGCTAGTCCTGAAACTAAACAAGGTAAAAATCTATATGGTGCATCAGGTGTATTGGTATAGTTGCCTACGTCTTCTATTCTTCCAACATAAAAAAAATTAATTTGTGTATTTGTAGTATCAGGTGTTTGATACAATGTGATTGTAACATTTGCTAAATTTCTTCTTACATAATACTGACTGGGTGTGCCTTGAGATGTTTTGTTTGGTAAATTTTCATATTCTGATCTAGAGATTTTAGTCATGCTTGTATCAGTGTCGCCATTTCTAAATACAACTTCTAGTACATCAGACGCATCCGCAGGGGCTGTGTAGGTTGTTGTGCCTGCAGTTAAATTTGCTGTGTGGTTTTTTACTTTCCAGAGATGAATACCTCGGTTACCCCATTCTGAAAATAGCAGATTTAAATTATCTCTTGCAGCAGATAATTCGTAACCTGTACGTAAACCACTGCCACAACGTGCATAAGCACGCTCGACAAGTTTGTCTATACTAAGATCAAATGAGGTAGTTCCCGAGGTAGCCATAAATTACTTCTTCTTTTTCTTTTTTACTTGTTTTTTTGCTTTACCGCCACGCTTCATTGCAACAGGCTTACCGCCTCTTTTCATGGCTTGTTTTTTCATTTTCATACCGGGCATGTTTTTTCTCCTTTTTAAAAAGTTTTTCGTATTCGTCTTGCCGAGTTTTTACAACATCATCGTAATACTCAGTTGGCCACTTTTTATAATACCCTATCTTGTGTAGTTTGCAACTTGCTTCATACAACTGTTTAAACTTCTGTACCAGCATCATGCTATATTGATACTCAGGCTCCCAATCGCAATCATCTGTAGGATTTACTAAAAACTCTTGTTCCTCGACATTAGCAGGATTGTTAGGATGAAAACCCATAAAGTAAACATCTCGCCTATTGTAGGTTTTATTATAAAAATCTATTTTATCTTGAAATTGTTCTTCGTCATATTGTTCCCAATAAGGGTCACAAAATATCACAATATCGTGTTGTTTTTTGTTCCAATCTTTTAAGACGTTTGTAAGATGCTTTTCGTATTTAGATTTGTCAGGTCTGACTTCAATTCTTAACTTGTTATCTCGCCTCCATTTTGCAGCAAAAGGACATGCTGGAAAACCTAAATGTTTATTCATTGGCTCTAAGACATTCTTAGACCAATTAATTACATCACCTTTTATTTTTTCTGCGAGTTTTTTTCTTGACAATTGTTTTGACCATAGTGGGTTTGCCACCAGGGTTACCAGCTTTTTGTTTTCGCCGAACAGCACTAGCCTTCTGTCCTTTAGACATGGCTCTTGCTTTAGCTATAGGTACGCACTTAGGATAGTTTTTTCTTTTCTCTCCACCGCTTCTACCACATTTAGGATATGAACCATCAGATCTTTTGTTGGCTATATCAACCCAATTTTCTTTAACCCAAGCGCGTAAACCTTTTTTCGCCATTACCAGATTTGATTATAAATAGCCCATAGAACAACTAAAGCAAAGACGGCAGCTATCGCTTTGCCTTTTTTGTTTAAGCCATTCCACTTACTCCATAATTTACCCATGATTTACCTCCTTAGACATAAAGTTTGGTTTTTTTCCTTTTTGAATTTTCAACCATGCCACATCCTGCAGCAACGATTGATCCGCCTTTTTCCATACGATTAGAAGATACGGATTTTCTTTGTTGTGAAATTGAACCACCCATGGCTTTTTTCTTAGCTTTCTTTTTTCCGCCAGGTGTAACTTTACCTGAACAAACGGCACTAGCATACATATTTGCATATGCGCTAGGATAGACCTTAAAGCGAGCCTTAGCGGCGGCTTTTCCTCTTGGACACAGTTTTCCCATTTTTTTTCTTTTTTCTAACTCCTGGTTTTGTTATTTGTTGTCTCATTTGTGATCTAGATATAACCATCAATATTCACTATAATTCTTTATTAAAAACTCTTCCATCCAGCTCATTTTTTCATCAATAGCTAGAATTTGTGTTTTTATCACAGCAATGTCCTGTTGCATTTCTGCAACACTATCTGCTTTCTTTTCCACTGCATTTAAACGTTCTGACCACATACCCCATGTCATTGCTAATGTGCCAAATAACACCAGATAAGGTAGAACTGTTTTAATTTCTATCTTAGGCGACATATACAATCCGAATCTGTTTTACAATTACACATGGTGTACTCCTATTTTGTTTTTGCAGACATACTGCTTAAAGGGTTATTTAAAGCCTTATTAATCTTTAAGTCAAGGTTTTCTTCTAGTAATTTCATCTCATTAAGAAGCTCTCTATTGTCAGCTTTTTGCCTATCTTCCACGTCATTTACAATTCCAGTTATGTGTCGGATGTCTCCAGATTGTTGACGTAAATCCGCCTTCATATCTGAACGCATATCACGTGCCACATCAGATATTATGGTTATTTCTTGCAATATCATATCTATCTCTGATTTTAAGACAGCGAGTTGTTCGTCATAGTGAGATAAATCAGGAGCAGTATATTCTAATATTTTACCTTTCATATCTTGATAATCTTTCCAAAACTCAAAGACTGCCCATGCACCGCTACCTAATGCGCCTAACAGAGTAAGTATAGCGAAGGCCTTACCTCCAGATACCTTCATTCCCGAATATTCAATACTGGGCATCTATCATCTCCTGAATTGTACTATCTTGAGCCATGTTAAATAACATACCATACTGATCATCTATTGTCTTGTTTAAATACTCAGTCACGTTTGTATCTTGTATGAAT